ATCGCCGTGAATTCAGCCGGCGAGTAGATCTTCGTTGGCGTGGCGGGGTCATAGAATCCGCCAGCGCCGTTGTTCGCATCGGCATCCCACTCGAAGGTATTCAGCTTGTCCACCTTGCTCGTTGCGTCATCAATCAATGGCTGTCGACGTGGATCTCCATCGCCAACTGCTTTATTGGCGTACTGGAATTTCTTGATCTCGGTAGTCGCAATTGTGCGGGCTGCGGCATCGTACTGCTGTCGCTTCTCTGGCGTTAAGGTCGGGTCTTTGGATGCGATCACCGCCTGCTCGTAGGTACGAGGCGTGCCGCCCTGGTCGGCGAGTTGCTGGCGAATGTTGGCGAGTTGCGTCCGAGTATCCTCGACCGCCTGGTTGAATTCTCCCTTCTGCTCGGCACCCTGTTGCGCCGTGGCTGATTTCGCCACGTCTTGGAATCCGGTCGACACCGCCCTCTGCTCGGTGCCGATCTTGCCCAGCCGGTTGGTGTCGGCGGCCTCGTTGGCAATGTTGCGCTGCTCCTGCTGCTCCAACACTCCGGCCTGCCCCTGGCGCGCGGCCTCGGCGGCCTGATAGGCGGCGTTCGGGGCATTGATGGGAGCATTGCCCATGCGCTTCGGGAATATCGCGCGAGCAATCTTGGTTCCGATGCCTGGCTTGTAGAGTTGAGACGGGTCAATCGTCTCGGTCTCACCTGTCTGCGGATTGACCGTTTGAGCGGACGTAAGCCACTTGCCGGTCGTCGGGTCTTTGGTGGGTATCGGTGTAGCAAGAGCCGCCCGCCGTGTTTCTAGTGGTGCATTGGCCGCCGAGGCACTGGGCTGAGACTGAAGCGTAGACGCTGCCTGCTGCGCTTGGTCGAGCGAATTGAGTGAACGATCATTCGCCTGGCGTACATAGTCGGCCCACGACTTCTGCGGGGCTGCCGGGCCATTGCCCTGCGGTGTGACCGCTGCCGGAGTCGCAGTGGATGTAGGCGGTACTGCTGGGCTGGCCGACGGCGTAGCGGCCTGCGGAGAAAGCTGCTGCATCTTTGCATTGGGTGTGAAAGTCGCCGCGCTCGGTTGTGGCTGGACCTGTGGGCTCTGATTCCCCCTCAATGCGGTAGCCTGCACTGACCGCGTAGGCTGTGCAGGCTGTTCGGAAGGAGGATTCAGGAGATTGCCGACAAGTGCTCCGTATCGTTCATCTTCGCTTTGGTAAGGACCTTCACCGGCCATTTCTGTTCTCCCTCGAAATCTTTGTTCAATCTGAGTTTATTAGTTGCCAATGTTGGCATTTTCTTCATCCTTCACCCCATTTTCGGTCATATCTGCTGCCGCCTTATTCCAGATATTGGCCGCCGGGTCCGTGATTGCCGCGCTCTTCGCCATCGTGTCAAGAGCAGAGCCAGCATTTTTGCCCATGTAATCAGCAGTCTGTGCCTCGAATGACGCAGGGGCCTCGGTTGCGCCTAGTACGCTCTTTCCATACTGTGCGCCCGCTCCGAGTCGCTCCTGAGTGGCCTTAGCCTCTTCGCCTGCCACGTCGCGCGCGCCCTGCTGCTGCATGTGCTCCGTAGCCGCTACGCCGCCTGCCGTATTCTGCCCGGTGCGCTGTGCTTCGCCCTGGAGATACGCTCCAGCCGCCTGAGCACCAGCGTCCGATGTATTTGCCACCTGCTGATTCGTCGCCGTCTGGAACTGGCCACCCTGCCCATAGGGATTCGCTGCTTTATACTGCGCGAGCTGGCTCTCGTAGTCGTTAATGTCGTTCTGCGACTTGGTGTAAGAGTTCTGGGCCTCATTGTAGTAGCCAGCATTCTGCCCGGCGGATGCCACATCTGTTCTTTCGACTGCTGCACGTCCCATTGGGAGGCTCCTTAGAGTTCTCTGAAAAAGCTGGCAAACTTGATATCGTCGCGTCTGAATCCGGCTTCCTTCATCGCGGGCTTAACCAAACCGACAATCTTTCTTGTGACTAGAGACCTGATCCAGTTGAATCCCATTGCGCGCAATGTGTATAGCACTCCTGGCGCGTGCTTGCCGATGGTCAGCGTCACGCGCGGATTGCAGCCGACCAGCATCATCTCAATGCCTTTCGACTCGAATACGATGCCTCCAAAGACTTCGCCGCCGCGCTCGACCACGTAGGCGAGCGGGATATTGTCGGCCTGCCTTCCGTCCTCGTCGAAAATCTCTGGGAGCGGGTATCGCGTCCCGTCACGCCGGTTCTGCTCGGCGAGCTTGTGGAGAAGAATCGGGATGTCGCGGGGCTCGGCCAGACGGAGGATTGTTTCGCTCACCGCTTGCTCCCGTCTGCGCGAAGAATCGGAACGCCATGCCGCTTGGCATAAGCCTCGCTCTGCGCGTGGCTGGCTTCCAGGGCGTCTAGTTCGCTCTTGAGAATTGCCTTGAAGTCCAGTTCACCGGTGTTTGTTTTCGGCAACACGTGGCCGCAAGTCTCGCAGGTATCGTGCCCGGTCAGGATGATGAGATGGTGCTCAGCACCAGTGACCGGCTCGTGGAGAATCGCATAGTGCCGACCGAGATGCTTGTCGAGATGGTGGTCCTTCAGTTGCCAGCTCATATTGATGTCAACCTCGCCCCATTTCCCCCGCTGGTCCCGCCGCCGCCCGCCGGCCCATTGATGAGCGCCTGGCCAACCGGCTCCCATGAGTCTTTCATGATTGGTGGAAGCGTCGGGCTGATCTGGAAGTGCTGGCCATCGAATGCCACGATCTGCGATTGGGTATAGCTCGTATTGAGGATGGTAGCCGATGGCCTCTTGACCTGCATCGATCCACGGCCCGCCGTGTACCCGCTGTAGGGACCATTGGGCCCATAGACCTGAATTTGCGGAACCTGTCCAGGCGATCCGCTTCCAAGTACAGTTGCATAGTTCCAGTTGTTCAAGGCGGTCGCTGGCTCACTTGCCGCACTCGACTGAAGACCAGCACTCACGGCAGAGTTCTGAACCAGTTGGTGGCTATTCCATGTCTGTCCGTCGTAGCTGGATCGAATCCTGACAAATGGGGCCTGACCTGGCGCCGGGATGCTCACTGTGTTGTTGGCCGATACTGGGAGCGTCGTGACGCCCTGGCTGAAATTCTTGACTGGCGAATAGCTCACCTCGTGGTAGATCGTCGCCTTTGCCGCCTGCGCCGGGTTTGCGATCTGGAGGCTGATGACCCCATTTGCTCCCGCTGCGGTTGCTGTGGCCGCCGGTGGAGGCGTTGTCGATGCCTTCTGCGTTCCAGATGTCGGATTGACCCAGTTGGTGCCTGTAACCTGATTGTGAAGCTCATGCTGGGCATTGAAAGCGAGAAGGAGGTTGCGCAATTCTTCTTTGTTCCCACCTACTGCCGCCTCGATCTGGCTTTTAATATCGCTCATTCTATCCGCCCGCCTCGCTTGAATCCCTCGCTTGATACATGGGAATACTGTAGATTGCCAGCCACTTTAGAGCAAACCACGCATCGGCGACTTTCCCATTGGTAAATCTCATTCTCCACCGCTCATTTATTTTCGATGGGACCATTCTGCTCAGTCCCTCATTTTCCATCACATCGAGCTGTATGGGCCTGCATGGAATGATCGTTCCATGCACCGGACCTAATTGATTCTGGTCTGTGACCATTGTGCGGCCAGCCAAGAAGTACGGATAGAGAGTCCCGTTTCCCCTGGCATTGAGCGTGAATCCCTCGATCTTGCTGAGCGACATAGTCGTCAGCGGGGAAACAGTCTCATAGATGCAGTCAATTCCCGCTCCATTGTCATTAAATGTCCCAGGGGTGACAGCTTGCACTGTTCCGTCTGCCGCGCTTGATCCGTAAACGAACTGGGAAGTGAAATAGCTGGAATCAAGAAAGGGAATTCCAACCTGCCCCATTGGAAACGGTTCTTGCAAGGGAAGCAGACGCTCGATGCGGTCGCACACAAAAGACTGCACGTCGTTGATCGAAAACTTCCTCACGTCGGCAACCGCAATTTCTTTGGCAGAGAAAGTCGAGAAATGAACTGGCTGCGCCCATCCTTCCAGATAGTTGAGAACGATCTCCTGATTGGGAACGGTCGAGTTTCCAACTGGAACAAGGATGTGGACCTCGTGCCGCTCCTGATCGATCTTGCAGCAGATGGTATCGGCGGCCAGCCAGTTGATCGTGCGCCAAAAGTACGGAATCTCTTTTGTCACGAGCTCCGGGCTGGTTTCCTTGTACTTGTAGATTCCGCTACGATGGACAAAAATCATGAAGTCGCCACAGGCATCGAATGCCCGAGGGCCACAGGGACCGCGCTCGCTCCACCGCTTTGTCGCCGTCCAGGCCTGGGGATTGTTTGGATTGGCTCCAAGCGTGTATCCAGACCGCTCCCTGAGCCCGTAGACCGTGCCGCGATACTCGACCGTACCCCACGAACGCTCGCCATCGTCTGATCCGACTGAGATATAGCTTAGATCGGCATAGTAGGATTCAGCGTCGCCGGCCAGCGACACCCACCATCCCGAATAATAGCCTGGAACCCCAGATTGGAAAATGCGATCAACGCTCGGACAGTAGGTGACATGGACGGCTGAATTCGGCCAAATTACTTGGAGCCTATCGGTCACATTGTTGTCATTGTCCAGAAATTCATCGGTGAAGTTGAAAACTCCGTTTGTCGTCGCATTGTCAAGGAACACGGTAGCGGATTGGTTTACCGTGTCCGAGAGAAAGGTCTGAGGATAGACCCAATTCTTAGCCGGAATCTGAAGGTTGACATTGCCGTTCCACCAGAATGGTCCATCATTCGATCCATCGGCCACAGTAAAGGCTACAATGCGCGCCAGCGTATAGGCGGGCCCAGTGGCGACCTTGAAGATTCCAAGCTCCCAGCCATCCTCGTCTACGGCATATTGGATCACTGAATTTGCCGTGAATCCAGAAACTGTAAAGTTCTGATTCATATACATCAGAGCAGCGTACCGATAGCCCTGAGTTCCATTGATTCCGCCCGTCGCTGTATCAGCTACGATGGAGCCGCCTGGACCAGTCCCATTGATGACGGGAGGATTGGCTCCAGTCGCCGTCTGGAGAATGAATTCCTGATTTGTCGGCTGATAATAACCAACTAAAGCAAACATGGACGAGGGGGGAGCTGGTTGGCCTGTTGCTACATCCGCCTCGTAAATTCCCACCGAGGATATGGTGTAAAGATCATTGTTGTTGGCATCTTGCGGAACCGCTACGGTCACAAGGACCGCATCATCAGCGCCAGTATTGATGATCGAGTTGGCAGGGCCGAGAAGAGTCTCCCCATTGGCATTAGTGTAGGTTTGAGCCACATAAACATCTCGACCAGAGGCAAATGACCCAGCGGGAAGCGTTGCCGTATTTGTCGTTGGAGGCTCTACCCCGCCGCTATTGTAGCTCGTGATATTTATAGATCCCCCGAGTGCGACCGGAGACCCTGTAGCCAGTCTGAAAGGATTTGTTCCAGAACTTGCATCCCACTCATAAACATTGACGCCTGTTACTGTCGGTCCATAATTGCTTGCTATTGTGACTTTTACGCTCTGGTCGCTTGCTGTCAGGGTAATTGACGCTGAGGCTCCAATGGTGGTTTCCCCGTTGGCATTGAGCAGGGTCAGGGCGACATTGATCACGCGACCCAATGGGTAGGTAGAACCTCCCGAGACCAGAGAGAGAGCCGGTTCATTTGGGGGAGCTACAGTAGTGTTTGCAGGAATTCTCTGGATGATCGGCTCGGTATCGGGAGTTGGAAGCTGTCCAGGCGTTACACGCGCGGTGCAGAGGGATGGCGGCGCGCTACCAGTTCCGGCAGTTGTGCAGTTGTAATTTGTTCCAATCGGTACGATGCTGGAATTTGATTTTTCATAGGACGATAGCGATGGAGCTGCTGATCCGTGCGCAACACTCGCGGTGTAGATATTGACACCATTCGGGACATATGGAGAGGTCAACTCCGAGAACCAGCCAGGGCTCTGAGCCAAGGTAGGAACCGCCACGACAACTGTTGTAGTGGCGGCCACGGTCGTAATCAGAATTGGGGCTGATGCCAGTGATTCGCCCTGATTGTTCACATAGGTCATGGCCACATAGACATCGAGTCCCGAAGCCCATGATCCGCTTCCCGTCGTGTAAGAGAGCGTGAATACTCCAGGAGGAGGCAGCCGGTTGGCCATGACGGCCGTATATTCCTGCCACTTTGCCGTTCCATCGACTATTGTTGCTCCCTCGGTAAGTGGCCAGACAGGCTGTATGGCTCCGGTAATGCCGGCGGTAATACACTGATAGGTGTGTCCATTTCCACTCGGTGTATTGGGAGTCGCCATCTCGCCGACGAGGACCGGGGTATTGGCTACCCAGTTCCAGCCAAACGGCTTCATTCCGTATGGCCATACGCTCTTTGTCAGTGGGTCGATCACTGCCATGCTCGACAAAGGCTTATTGAGGTCAGAGAAGGCCGCCCAGACCTTGTTATAGGCCTGGCAGGCAATCATGTGAGCATTGGATGGCGGTGTGAAATCGACGTTATATCCAAACTGCGTCATATTGCCCGAGCCGACAGGAGACTCATACTGCAAGGCTCCATCAAAGTCAAAAATCATCGGCAACTGAAAGAAATTCTGCGCTGCGGTCTCGGGCGTGTAGAGGGTGCCAATCAGTCCAGAGATCGGACTATTGTTCACCCCCTGCATCGTCGTGTTGATCCCGTCGCGAGTGCGAACAGAAGTTAGAGAGTCAAAGCAGCAATTGCGGACAAGCGCACCTAGACCAGTGGGAAGATTGGAACTGTCGTCCTGGTCCATGTATCCCAACATCCGACTGATGATGCCGGGTTGCCCGCTGAAAATCGCCATATCGCCCCATGCTGCTTTGCGAGTTGAGAGTTTAGTTGAACACTACTTCCAGTTCGATCGGCTGGCCTGCGATGCCTGCTGGATAAGCACCTGCGCCGAGTTCCACGCCGCCGTTGGCAATCTGGACCTTGAAGGTCCCAAGAGTCGCACCCGGAACAACATACGGTTCGTAGAGTGCGTATGCGCCAGTGAAGTTCCAGGAGAAAGGCGCAGGAGGAACCTTCGGAACGCTGTCTGGATAGCCAAGAATTCCAATTCCATTCGGATCTTTGAATGCCGAGGGATTAAGGTTGAGAGTGTCGCCTCCGGTTACATAATTCCCGGTCGGAATTATTTGCAAGAAGAGCCTGTCTGGCACTCCTGGAGGCGAATACTTGAGGACGTTTTCTGTGAAAGCCATTTCAGTTTCTCCTTGAGGTTGAGGTTTGCTACCACCGGCCACGAGGTCTGCGACCGCTATTCCCGCTCATTTTTCCAACACGCGAGCTTGTTCCCTGCTGTTGACGAACAAGAATCGACGAAATGTCATCCAAGGTGTTTGTTGCCTGAGATCCATAGTTGCTGATATATCCAGCATTACCGCGCTCAGCGCCTACAAGGGCCGCTGTCGAATAAGCAAGAGCATTTGCCATCATCGGATGAATTGCAATAGGGTCCGTGTCCTTGATAAGAGCGGGCGGCCGGAATTCTCCGCGGATGCGCAGATCGAAAGCATAGGGCACCGGTGTGATGTAGATGACGTAGCTGCGCCATTCCCAACAGAATCGACCACTCCAATTCTGCAACGGTTGGCCAACGGCATAATTCGAGGAATTGGGTAAAATGTCTTTTCTCGTTCCTATGACGTAGCTCAACTCAGAAAGCCCGGTCTGCTTGATCTCAATGTCAAGTGGATTGACAAGCCCCTCAAATGGCTGGCCTGACTTTTGAAGTTCAACAAGCGAATCAGTTCCAAGCGCGATGTTTGTCGCTACTTGAAGTTGCGTGATGAATGGAGAGCAAGTCGAGCAGAGGTAATTGATTGCCTGATCGTAACTTTGATTGAGCAGGGGGAGCAAGTACGCATCTGTCGCAAAATCAGCGTCAGTATCACCAATAAGTGACCGAATTCTCGCTTTTACATCTCCGACAGTGTTCATGCTCCCCCAACTCTCTCGTGTGGCTTACAGTCCTGTGCGCAGCGCCTTACGCCGAGATTCTTCCTTGATGACAGTCGGCCAATCTTTTTCGGCAATGCGCTCCATGGACGGATGAGAGACAGGAATTTCCTTTGCCATGTAGGCCGCCATAGGATCGTAGACGCGGTTGCACTTCCAGCAGAAGAATGCATCAACTCGCTTTTGACTTTCACCGCACCCTGGACAGGTCTCGATGTTCTCGTTGGTCAGCGTGACCCACGGCGCCGCAGTCTGCCGCCAACCCATATCCATCTCGTACTGGTGCCAGACCCGGTGAATCGGCGTGATATTTCCGCGCTGATCTTCCTTGTCCCAGTAGGCCTGCGCCTCTTGAGTCTGCTGGTTGCAGTAGCGACGCTGCAGCTTCAGAGCCTCGCCCGCAACCTCGTCGAAATCCTTGGGTTCTGTCAGATATTCGCGCGTCCGATTCTCCAGACGAATGTAGTTCGGTACGCGGATGGTCAGGCGTTTGGTCTTTTCGCGATCCAAGACGCGCCGATCGCCTTCATAGATCACCACGCCGCCCATGCCAGTCGAGCTACCCAGAACGCCGAGCGTGTAGGCCACAAAGAAGTTGTGAGCCATCTCGATTTGCTTGCAGGCCTTGACCTCATAGACGCCGTTGGCAACTTCGTCCTCAACCTTTACATCTTTGATCTGGGGGAAAGTCTTCGGCTCCTTGATGGTCAGGACGGTGCCCTTGTACTCGCGGCCCTCAAATTTGTAAATGAAGCGGTCTTCGTCCCGTACGGCCTCATCAATGATCGACGGAACCTTGAAGCCAATACCACCGTCGAGCCCGAGAGCGACAGGGTTGAAGTTGATGATGGTCGCCGGCTGCGCGAGTCCTGTTACCTTCAGGGAGGTCAACAGGGCCTGACGCTCGATCGATAGGCGGCGCATCTCCTTGCCGTTCATCATCTTGTCAAGGACGTTGGAGATGTACTGATTCTGGAGTGGATTGGCTGCTGAGAAATTCGGTGATCCCATGGTCATTATCTCCTTTGGTGTTTCGGCATTTCCGGGTTATGCGTCATGGACGGCGCCAAGATGCGATTTAAGGCCGCAAGCAGACTGGAGGCGGTCACGAAACCGCTGTGCTCCCAGAGAGGTTCCCTTGAGCATTGGGACCAGTTCATTCTTCCGCATATAGGCCAAGTCTTTTTCCAGCTTCTCGCGCCGCTGTTCGCGCTTTGTCTCTTCGTCGAGAATGGTCTGTTTGAGAACATTGGCGTAGTTGGATGGCTGTGTTGCCATTGCATGACGGTGCATATCGATGGCTTGGATTAGATCAGACAGGACTGGAACTCTCTTGAATGGTCCGGCCAGCATCCAATAATCGCCACGACTTGGAAATGCTCCCATGATGGTGCTACCGTCTTCAGATTTGTGGCTTCTCCATTCCTCGGGAGTGCCCCAGGTCGATTGCGGGAACCAGCGTTCGAGAATCCAGCCCTCACATGGATATTTCGGAATTTCAAAACGTCCATGCTTGACACTATCCAGAGGCTTCTCGTAAAACTTCTTCCCGTCTGGCCCCATGGCGAAACAGGATACCTGGCCGTCTCCAATGTCGTGCATAATGCCATTGGTGACGATCAGGCAGTTCTCTGCCAGTACGAGCCGCCACATTGGGCGATTCTGGCCCGGCACCATGCCACCATGCGAGGCTATGGATTTCTGCAAATCTTTGGGCGCATCATTTGTTGGATCGACAACGCTCATGTTTCGGCTCCTCGTGAGAACAGAAGCGGGCCAGCGTAAAGCCAGCCCGCCCGGTTATGACCCGATTGTTACCGGGTAGTTAGTTGCTGAGAATCGGCTGCAAGCCGAGCGAATAGATCGCGCCTGAAGCCCAGGGCAAAGCCGAATAGTAGTTAACCGAGTCCTGGAACATTGCATCGGACTCAGCAACCCACAGGCCGCCAGCCTGACGAGGCCAGAAAATGCCCTCGACCATGCCGGGGATAAATGCCTGCGATCCAGGGTAACGGACGCGCTTCATGACGCTCTTGTCGATCCAGCGAAGAACGTCGGTGCGGCACATCGAGTCCTCAACCACTTCGATTCCACCCAGCATCCAGGTGGCAAACGGATTGACAGCGACATCGTACCCATCCGGTGACTTGCCATTTCCCTGGGTGAAGAGAGTCTTCGCGAAGCCGAGAATGTCAGCCGAAACCTTCTGTGCCGGGTGACCATACCAGACATTGCGCTTGCGCTGCTTAAACCGAGCCGTGCCGAGTGCCTGCTGCATACGGGCCATGAACGCCGCGACCATGCCCAACGTCAGGTACGCGCCATTGGCATTGAAAGTGGGCGCCTGGACGTAGGAGTTCGAGCGCGAGATTCCGCAATACTCCAGAGCCGTCGATCCAGAGATGATGTAATCAAATCCGTTGATAGCAATGGGATTTCCGGAAGCGAGACCAATGGGCAGGAAGTAGGATCCCGCCGCAGTTCCCGGGGGGATCGCGTCAACCGTCGCGGTATCGATTGTGCCGACGCCGTTCTTGTTCAGGTCAAGGACATTGACATTGCCAAGCTGGTTGAAATTCTGGTCGGTGATGGAGTAATAGCCATTGCGATCGAGCAGACGGCCACCAAACGGAGGCGTGGTCAGCGGGATCGAGTTGCCGCCAGCATAGGTCGCATTCACCTGTGCCAAGATGCCGTTGTTGTAGCCCTGGAGGTACGCATTGCGGGTGTGGGCGGTCTTGTCCTTCACCTTGGAGATCATGCGTGCAATCCAGTTGTCCACGGTCACGTCACGGCCACCCTTGGCGATCCTGCGCGCCAGTTCGGTCGCGGCGATCACGCACATGATGGGCAGGGGAGCAACGATCATCTGGTCTAACTGATTGGCCTGGCCCTGGAAGTACGAGCCGCCGTCCGGCTGGTAGTAGCCGACAATGCCACCGACTTCAGTCTCGAGCGGATGACGATACTGCTGGAGACCGATTTCCTCGGTGGGAGCTTGGGAGAACAACGAGTCGCCGGCCATATCCAGGTTCTCCGAAATCTGGACATCCGAATTTACTTTCTGAAGCATCCAAGCGGTTTGCTGGGATGCGGCTCCAAGATTCTGCTGAGCCATGATACGCCTCTTCTTCTAGCCGCTCGCTGCTTCAATCGATTGCGGCACTGGGTTATTTTTGTGCTGCTTGGCGTCGCGCTTCAGCGGGAAATCCCGGTAGCGGTTTTCATGTTCCGATGGCATTGATTTCGGTCTACCGAATCTCAGCTCATATTGCCCTACGCCTCTGGGAAGGCGATTACACCAGCGAGCAAAGCTGAAAATTCAAAGACTTACCGTCCAGCCATGATTGCGTTTTTCTTGATGAGGGCCTTTTCAGTCCTTTCGGCTCCGTCAAGGTCCGGGTATTGTTGATCCACCCACGCATACGCATCTTTCATTGCATCTTGCGGAGTGATTGACTTTGGAGTGCCGGCGCTTCCACCCGCCCGCGGCTCACGCTCTGCCAACTGCTCACGCACTTCGGACCTTCCCTGAATGCGTTCGCGGTCAGCGCGCTCCTTGTTCTGAATGGAGCGAAACTCTTTTTCAAAAATCTGCGGCAAGTGCTCGTCGATAAGGCGTTGAGCAAAATCGATACGCGCCTGTTCGGCCTCCGGCGATGGAGGACGATTCCTGAGCATTGCTGCCTGTTCGCGAATAAAAGCAACCCCTCCGATAATCTTTCCGGTTGCTTTATCGCGCCGTCCGTAGGTAGCTTCCTCGAACTTGTCGCAAATGGTTTTCGAGAAGACAGGAATTCCGCTTGACGGGTCAATTGCTTCAAGAACATAGCTCGGAATGAATGCTCCGATTTTATCCTTTTCGTCAATCAACCCTTTCAGCCGTTTGCCCACCGAGCCGCCGACTTTGGTCGCGACGGATACCTCGTAGTTGTTGCGTTCCTGCTTGCGCTGCTCTGCGGTCTGGGCTTTCCCTTTCATTCCGAGAGCTTCCTCACGCTGGGAAATCTCCCTCTCTTTGGCCTCGTAATAGGCTTTGGCTTCAGGCGATAGGCCGCTCAGATCGGGCTTATTCTCTGTTGGCTCTCCCTTGCGCCATTCCTTGATGAATTTCAGAGCCTGGAGCGCCATATCGGCCTGCTCGCGCTCGTCCTCGGTCCTGAATTGTCCCTTTTGCAATTGAGATTCAAGATCTCCAATCTCAACGTCATGGTAGGTATCGACGATGTGATCGTTGAGCATATGGAAATCTTCGCCGAATGTCGGATTGCCCTGAGCGTCAAGTACGGACTTTCCATCCTTGTCCTTGATCGCGAACTGGTCTGCAAAATCAGCGAAAGCTGTCGGGAAATTCTCGGGATTGTCCACGGCCTCAAGGAATCCAGTCCGCAGGTTGACGACCGTGCCGGCGGCCTCTGCGGCAAACTTGGCCGACTCGACGTTCGGAAAGACTTCGAGGATCGGTGCGGCCTTGGCATTGGTACGAGCCATGGCAAAGAGCGCGTTCTTGACTTCAGGGTTGGCGTCGAATGCGGCCTGCAACTCCGGGCTCTTGGCGGCCAGCGCATTCAGCGCCTCGGGCGTGACGGCTTGTTCCGGCTCGGCTGCCTGCTGTTGGGCCTGTTCCTCGACTTTCGTCTCAGCTTCTGCCGCCGGTGTCTCGGCTGGGGCCTGATTCGTCTCAGCGGCGGATGGCTGCTCTTCGGTAATGCCATCGCGCTCGCGCTCCCAGGCGCTGTGAGCATCAAGAAAGGAAACAATATCTCCCTCAAACTCAGATTGCTGAGGCTCGGGCTTGGACGTGCCAGAAGCGGGAGCGGATACCGATGTTTCAGTGCTCGTTGCCGGGGCCTGCGTGCTCGCTGGCAAGCTGGACGGCTGGGCGGCAGGGGTTTCTACCGACGACGGTGCAGAGACGGGCGTAGAGGGTGCTGAAGGGGCCGATACGGCTGCTGGTGCGGCGGCGGGCTGTGCGGCTACTGCGGAAATTCCATCGGGCATGATGCTCTCCTAGTGTTGCGGTATTGCGGGCAAACGAAAGGGCCGCCATGTGGCGACCCTGGTATCAACAAATGTGATGAGACGATTATCCGGGAAGCGGGTTATCGGAGGTCGATCCCGGCTCAGGGTCAGAACTTGTAACCGAGCCCTCCGAATTCTCGATAGGGTCCCTCGGCGCTTCCGGCGCGGCCTCCTTTGCTGTGGCGTCCGCAATGCCCTGCAACTGCTTGTCGATGCCCTCGGTGGTCGCCGACAGTTCAGCCTTGACGCTGGCCAATTCCTTTTCAAGCACATCGATTTTTTCATCCTGATGTTCGATGATTCGCTTGGCCTGATTCAGCTCAGCGCTGAAGTCGGCAGGGCTTGACTCTTCGGCGGTAGGAGTCTCCGGCTCTGAAACTTCCTTTACTCCCAGTACTTTTGGGTCGTCAGAGATAGATTGGTTGGATAGCTTGAATCCAAGAATACTCAAATCAACGTCCTTCCAGCCGAAGGTCTTGCCCTCGGTCAGTGGAGTAACGAAGTCGCGCCGAATGGCCGCATCGACATTCATGCCGCTCAAGAGCGGGCTTTCTTTGGCTGGATCGAGCGAGACCACGGTGAGATGCTCGCCATCCGCCTGTTGAACAGACTGAACCACGAGCGCATTGACAGTCTCCCCGCCGCGCACCATCAGAACGACAGAACCATACTTGTGCATCATTTCTCCTTTGCTTGTTGCAGTTTAGCTGCTAAATCCAAGATTTTCGCGCCTGCGGATGTTTGGCTGGCCATGGATGCGCTTGGTCCCAATGGCGGCATATGTGAGATTTTTTGCAGGTTGGCCACTTCGTCCGCGGCATCCTGCATAAGCAATGCCTCAGCCTGCTCCTGCTGCGGATCTGGCTTTGGTGCCGGCGGCGCGCCAGCAGATTTGACCTTCATCGACCGCTGGGCTTCCTCGGCGGCCTCGGCGGCCTCCATCTCGACGGCCATCGCATAATAGGCCTTGGTCCGCTCCCAGCCGCCCGGGTTCGACTTCTTGAAATCCCCATTCTCCTGCCAGAATAGCCGCATCGTGTCGCGCAGAGTCGGGAAGTCCTCGACGATCTGCTCGGGCATGATTGGTAATTGATTGATCTGCTGGCCGGTCTGCGGGTCGGCCACGGCGATGTAGTCGTTCTCCATGAGCGTGTTGATTGCCTGGAGCGTCCTGGATCTCTGTGCAGCCTGGGGGAGAACCATTCCCGGTGTCCCGAGAACCGAAATCGCCGATTCCTGGTTCGGAACGCAACTCATGATCTCCGAAGCAATTGGATTTTTATCGCTTGCCAGCTTCACGAAGTTCATCATGGTCGCGCGGATTTGTTCCGGGGTCTGCGGCAGTCCCTGGTCGATGTCCTGATAAACCTTGACATGGCCCTGCATCTTGTTCCAGTTCACATAGTTGTTGCGGAACTCGGAGCCATTCGACTGGATCACATCCCAGATTTCACCGACCGCGCCCGCCTTCATCAGCTTCTGGAGGCATTCGAGAGCATTCTGTGACGCTTGGGCGTGTTCTTCTTTCACCATTTTCCAGAAGATATTGAGCTTGTTCAGAGCTGTGTTGAGTGCCTGCTCTTGGCCTCCCTTAGTCTCAACACCATCCTGCGTACCGCCGCCAAATGTCTGCGGTGTCACGCCGCTGATTAGCTCGCACATTTGGATCAGCATATTCGGATAGCTGAATACCTGCGGGTCCAGCTTGAACTCAAACTGCATGATCGAATCTCCAAGCGGTTTGTCGATACCAGCGCCCTTGGTCTGGATTCCATTCAGCACGCCGGGAGACATGACCCGGCCAGCCATCTCTCGCCTGTCTATCTTGTTCGAGTCGTAGATCGTCATGCCCGCGGCGCACCGCTCGATCCAATCGTCAATCAGATCCATGGTGTCATTCAGGCGGATATTGAATGGAACGACATTGTCGGCGATGGCTGGCGGATACATTCCAACGTTCTCATGAAGAAGGCAGGCAGACCACTCTTTGGCTAGATTAGCTTTTCGTACATCAGCGACCAGCGTCCCGATCAGCGTGACCTTGGCGCCATCGGGGAAATTATCGTGCATCCAGGCAGCAAACTGTTTGTCGCCTGTACGTCCGTAGGAACTAGGCTGCATCCAATTCTGACTGAGTGTCGGCTTCTGATTCTGCGAGTCGGACGTTACGCCCCATCCCATCGACGTAATCTCGCTTCGACGCAACTTCTCATAGGAGGCGTTCGGCGTCGTCCCAATCTCAATCCCCTCTTTGATTTGCTCGAAGATTAACGGATAGGTAAGCCGAAGAGCGCCAATATCAATTTCACGGTCAAAGCTAAGCGTCGGAGTTTCCTCGATGCAGGACGCCTGCGGATCAAGATCAATTTCCATCGGGCCATGGATGCTCCATTTGACCATCGCTCGCGGTACGCGCTTCTGGCCAGTGATCGCGGTATCTTCTGTGACCTCACTTGGAAAGAATGCCTCTGGACCAAGCGGAGCGCCACAGGTCGGGCATTGCTTGGCCTGGTCTCCTTGAAACTTGTCTGCTGGCGTATCCGTTCCGCACCTGTAGCAGTGATACCGATCTGGCTTCTGGCCCTGTACGGTACCAAAAATGTCCTCGTAGTCCCAGCCCGCCCAGTCGCCATCGAGAACTGCTCGCGTATGGCGGAAATACACGCCGTACAGGTAAAGATTATTGCTTTCAGACAGCAGTTGCTTTGAGCTGTTGTTCATGCGCTCGATGATCGAGATCGCCTCTTGTGACGCCTTGGCAGTCGTTACATCTGCCAGAATCTCAGCGTTCTCTGGCTTGACGATCACCGACGGCACCGCGCCAGCAATCACCGAGGAGAAACCCCCCTCAAGCATCTGGGTGATGTTGTTGCTGTACTTCTCAAGGTAGGTATCTTCTGCCTCAGCCTTTCCATTCTGGCGGTTCCAGGCGAGCACATCGACGTATGTATTGGAACTCGGATCGAATTCGATGAGTTGACTTCCACGGAACATCAGGATATTGCGCATCCATCCTGGGATTCGGAGAAGCCGGTCAGGTGCCCATCCAGACCGATAGCTGGTGATTGTCTCGACCATCTTGTTTTTGTACTCTTCGGGAAGCTGTAGCTTCTGTTCTTGCTGCTCTGGAGTGACCAGCATTGGATTGTCGGGACCATGGGCGACATCAGGCCCAGCCTTCTCTATTCCCGTCGTTCCCATCGTAATTGCTGGAGATCCCATCGGCTATTTTGCTCCCTTTTCAACTCTTGCCGCGGCAGCGCGCGCCTCGGCCGCAACTCTAAATTCACGCCGAAGGTCTACGCCAAGTTTCCGGTGAGCCTTTTGCGGCTTCTGGTCTTCGTCAGATTCCTCTTGGTTCATAGAAGACGAATTGCTCTTCGACAGGGCCAGCACAAGAAGATCAGCATTGGCCTTCTTCAATTCGGCAATCTGCTGGCGCGCATCATCAAAGCGAGCGCGCGATACCCATGGCCAGTCCATTGCTAAAGCTCCTTGAACTTTCCCTTGATGTGCTTGTTGATGAATTCACCCTTGCTCGGCGATGCCTGCAACTGATTCCAAACAGGGATAGGCGCACCTAGGAAGACAATCCTCTTGCCTTTCTTGGTGACCACCGTCAGAAGGCCGCCAGAGAAATCGATGCTCTGGACCCAGGATGAATCAACAGCGATTGGATTGGCCATGGCTAGAAATACTCCACGATTTCGATTGTGGTTCCAGACCCTGCTCCAACCAATGCCTGAACATTGCAAAGGAGCGTGGCTTGAGTCGGTCCGCCGATGCCCGCCGCCTGAGTATTACCGGGCCCCGCAAAAACCTCACCATAAGGGCCGTGGGCAGAAACCTGGTTCCAATTCTCAAAATACTGATCGCTTGGAGAGACATTCGCGTTCCATACCGGCCGGCCAAACCATTGTGTAAATCCATTGGCGCTCGTGTCATTGGGAATCTGGACTTGAAAACCAGTGGAAGTTTGAGCCGCTCCAGTAGTTGTCAGCGGGCTCTCAATGATCCTCCAGGCTCTGGTTGGTCCGGTCGCATAGATCGCTGTCGGAGCGCTGGGAGCGCCCACCGTAATGAGACGACGATTGAGATTGGGACCGCCTTTTGCTGGCATGATGATGCTCCTTTGCTTCTAAACAATTGCTAAACGACAACGATCAGTTGATTATCGCCGCTATTCTTGATGAGCTGGCGAAGAGGATTGGAGAGAATGATGCATCCCTCGGAAGCTGTATGGTCCATATGAGAGTTGTCGCCATGGATCATGAAGCCCGATCGTCCGAACGTCTGAGTATCCACGCATGGGATCAAATGAGCCACAACCGGCCCCTTGCCGCCCGGATCGTCGAAGAATGGCCCAATAGTCCAATCTCCCTGCGGAATCGGTCCATGGCCGACGTCGGCCTGTCCGGAGGGATTGTCCAGGTCGGCTCCATTGCCGCTGTATCCCTGGCCAGCGAGGTCACCATTCGGTGCCGTTAGATTTCCGGTTGACTGTTCGTAGGTCCAAGCCATAATTGCTCCGACGTAAAGGAAACGCCGATTCCCTTGACTAGAGAACCGGCGCAGTAAAAGAAATGATGGGCTCTACTTGCCGAAAGCGAATGCGAGGCCAGTCGAAATCGCAACCGAATTCGTCGATCCATACCTAACGTATTGCGCCTGCAATGCGTTCCAGGTTAAAGCTGTCGTCGCCTTGTACTTGATGCCTCCACCAGCAATGAACGCAAAATGAGAGCCACCAGATGCCGGAACACCGACGCCCATACCCTCGTTGAAGCTGATGCTCAGATTCGAGGAAGAGATATTCGTCTTGGCCAGCAATTTTGTCAGGTCAGGCTGGATTCCGAGCCCTCCACTGTAAATGCTCAGTCCGGGGGTTGGAGCAATCAATTCATGCCCCTCGACGAAAACATGATTGGACTTCGTTTTTCCAAAGTCAATGAAATCCAGGCTCTCGGTGGTCAGTGAGCCGGTACTCCACTGGCCTTTGTATCGAAAAGCAACCGCATCGGCGCTGCCGGTAAACGTCGGGCTGGATACGGTGGTCGTCGTTGATGCAACAGGCTGTGTGGTCTGAGCGGAAGCTGAGGACACGCACATGCCCATGCTGAGCAACAAAAGAACGATTCCAACACCAGTCAGGCCGGCGCTGCTTTTGGATGAATCGCTCGGCGCGCTGAAGATCGAGGGAAAAAGCGCATGGAGCAGGATCGCGAAGGCGACCAGACCAGTGTAGATGACTTTGTGACTTGGCGTAGCCAGCCAGGACGAGGCCAGCGCGGGAGCTCCGAGAGTTCCGCCCAATGATACTGCAAGTGTCAGGTACTGCGAGAGTTTCTGCATTACGGCTCCTTTTTCATGGTTGATCGATTCAAATTTGCTCCAGTCTCGAAGCAATCTGAACAGTTTGTTGGGTGTCATAATAGACCTGCTTTACTGAGTGTCTTCGTCCTCGTCAAATGGTGTTGGCTCCGGCTTTTCGTTTTGACAGGGAGTAATCGGGCCCGGCGCACTGGGATCAGGGGGGAAGGGGTTCGGATCTTCAGGCATCTTCATCTCCTCTTGAAAATCTCAGCATTTTGCTGTGTGCTGGATTGCGTAGTTGAGTCAATCACTTGCGCATTGACCTTTAGGTGGTTAAGGCACCAGGTGGTAAGCAAAAGGATCAAAGCAAAAGTCGCTGAACAGATTATTCCAATGACCCAAAATGCTCCTCTGAAAAATCCTCGATCTTCCCACAGCTTATCGACCTTTTCGAGGGATGGGTCAACAACATCCTTACGCCATTCTTTCAAGGTCTGGACATCGCTAGCGACCACACTTAGATCATTCATCATTGTCCCTTTCGCTTACAGATTCACCACCACAGATTCACCACGCCCGGAGGCGATTGCCAGGCCCCCGAAGTGGTTATCTAGCTACGGAATCACCGTCGTTTCACCTAAGGGATGCAGCGCACGTTGTAGGTCTTCGCTGTCGGCGTCTGTGAAGTGGTTGAAAAGTTCCAAATCACCACATTCGCCGTGTTCACTCCGGTTCCGTAAGCCTGAGTCACGAACGGATAACCAGCGCCAGCCGTCCCGTCAGATGCTACGGCAAAGCAGGGCATACCCGCTGTCACCCCAATGATCGTGACCGTTCCTGCTGCCGTACCTCCGGAAGCAACAGATGACCCACCTATGCTTCCTGAAACTCCCGAAAGCGGCGGCAGTTTGCCTGTCGATGAGACATTGCCACTTGCGTCAGTTTGGAGTGTGCCCGCCGTTGTGTAAGACGGCCATTGCATCGCGCCGTAAAGTGTCGCCAAGGTGGTCGTATTCGATCCTATAGTACATTGGTTGTTTTGGGTGGGATGCGATTCGTAACCTAACGCGCACGTGTTGCTTAGTTGAGTGGTAGTTCCCGGCCCAGAATTTGCCCCTATCCAAGTATTTTGGCTTCCCGATACGTTAGAGTTGGCGGGTGTTTCAGTCACTCCAGCGGCAAGACCCATTGCCGTGTTCGCTGTTCCGGACGTGTTATTTCCTAAGCAGTTTTCCCCCATGCAGGTGTCACTATCACCTGTGCTGGATTGAAGGGAAAATACTCCAAACGATGCGTTATTAGAGCCGTGGAGGTTAGATGAGGAGCTATTCGTTCCGAAGGCCGCGTTATCGATTCCGTTCAGGTTTGCGGACATTGCCCCGGCTCCGAAGGCAGCAACATTGCTGGCATTGTTGTTAAGCAGCGCCTGAGCCCCAAAGGCATCTACGTTGGTACCGGTCGTGTTTTCTTGAGCCGCCTTATAGCCGACAGCCGTTCCTCCTCCGGTAGTATTTTGCTGAAATGAAGAGAATCCTATGGCTGTGACTCCGCTTGATTGGTTCAGTTGCGCCGCGCTCGCTCCGACTGCGACAACATTGTTTGTATCCCCACTTGAATTTGCGGCGTTCCCAATGCTCGTGTTCGACCCACCATGCTGGACGTAATAACCAGCCCTGAATCCCGCTCCAACGTTATTGCTTCCATCGATGTTCTGCTGAAGGCATCCTGTCCCGACGCAAGCGTTATAAGACCCCAGAGTGTTGAACGAAAGGCATCCTTGCCCTATGCAAGCGTTGTTTGCCCCGGTCTGATTGTGCTGCAAGCAGAGAGCGCCTACACAAGCGTCATATCCACCGGTCGTGTTGTTCTGCATCGACCAATAGCCGATTGCTACATCCTGCTGTGCCTGTGTCGTATACAGGCCTGATTTGTAGCCCATGAAAATATCGGCCATATTCGCAAGCGGAGTGCGCAACTCAAATGAATCAGACATGGTTGAATCGGACCACACCGCATTCGCCACGGCTGACGTGATCTGCTTGACGCTAATCGCACTGATCGTACCATTGAAATCTGTGGTTGGAGTCAGGATCAACCCTGCGGTAGTATTAGCATACGGTCCGGCAATCACAACATATTGCGGACCGTAAAAGGCGGTCTGATTATCAGTCGTGTTCACAATGGAAGCCCCGCCTAGGGATGCCGTGACAGTACCCACTGATCCAGATGAGACCGTGAAAGCGACCATGTACGGCAGACCTGCGGTGATCGCTACCGGATAGCTCAACGCATTTGTATTGCCAGTTGTATGCAGGAATCCTGCCGAATAACTCCCGGTCCATCCTGTAGAAGTCCAGCCAGACGAACTGGTAAGTTCCGCTCCAAGCGGGGCAAGATCAGATGAGAGAGTGCCGATGGCAACTAAGCTGTTTGTGATCGGCAATCCCTGATTCTGTGAGGTCAACGTTGTGGGTGGGATCGTAGTGGGGCCATTGGTGTAAATGCTAGGATACAGAGAGCGAAGTTTTGTGTTTACTGCATTGGCGATGATCGCGTTTCCTGCTGTATTAAAGTGCGTCCCGTCAACCCGTAGCGACGACGGCGGAACGTCTTGGGAGTAGTTCGTTACGTCTGTTGGATTTAGCGGATTGTATGCGGCAACCAGAAGTGATCGTACATCGAGGAACTTGCTCCCGTAGGTCGTCGAGAGATAGCTATTGAGTGCCGTCAGTTGGATGTATCCACCAGACCCGCTCGGTTGTGCCGTGGTGTTTGTCGTTGACAACACCAAGTAGTTGCCCGATGTTACCGCAGAAACGATGGAAGCAATGTTGGCCTCGATCGTTGCATTCGTCACCCCATTGGCAATGTCATTGACTCCGACCATGATAATCGTCACGTAGTTTGGAGCCGTAGGGGTGGACTGGAAGCGGGCCAGGACATTCGCGCTCCAATCTCCGGGGTATCCTTCATTGATCGTTCCTGTTCCAAGTAGAAACTGAAGATCGTAGCAGTAAGAAAGCATCCCGTTCACAGCCTGCGTGATCGAGTCACCCCAGCAAGCGGTGGTATAGGAGGAAACCCCTCCCGACGAGACTTTTGGAGAATTCGTAATAGCAGCCGCGAGGGTGCCTGTGACGTTCAGGTTGCCGGTGATGGTGCATGTCTGTGATGACCCATAGCCAGTGCAGGCGACACCAATAGGGGTGTACTGGCTTCCGTTCCAGGAATATCCTCCAACTGAACCAGTTCTCTCATCTATAATTGGTGTGCTGAAATTGCCTGATGCCGCGGTTACCATCGCAGTAGTTCCGCCAAGCGTGGTCCAGTCTGGCGTTAAAACCACATCGTAAGTATTGGTGGAAGTCTTTGCCCAGTTGATGGCCTCTTGAAGCCCTGCTGTGGCCGATGTGTAGTAATAGTTTGAATGCGGGTTCGCCGGCGCAATCGTGATTGAGCAACTCCCCATGCTTAACCCGGCCGGAGGAACAATGCTCACCGCTGAGGGTGTCACAATCTCTGTTGCGGATGGGTTGCCTACATCCACGATCTTGATTGGCGTGCCCATCGTAAAGGCCTGGAAAGTCACACCGACCGTGTTGGCATAGCAGTAGGCATAGGAGTTCCACGAATAGGTTCCGAGGTTGCCCTGCGGCACCTGCCATTGCCCAAAATTCGAGGCATAGAGCAGGCCCGCCATGTTTCCCTCTGTCGTTCGTGCGAGTGGAGGAGTGATTGGCGGGAATTGTGCAAGTGCAGGTATGCACATTGCAAAAACTACCGCCAATCGGACAAACAATTTTGTAACCATCAGTCCTTTACTCCTCCTGATTGATCTTCCTTTTTCGGTTCTGTCCGTCTCGTACTAGTTGCTGGGATAGATGGTTAACTGCCGGATCTGCGCAGCGGTAAGGCCCGCAGTCGTCGGAGTAATGGTCAAAGCAATCTGATCCTGCTTGGTCAGGTCAATCGCGCTGCTGACAGTGAAAACAGTGTCCTGAGCCAAGCTGCCCACCGCAGTGCCGGCCACGCCATAATCGACCCATCCATGTACTTCGAGGGTTCCCGAGGTCCCGGTTGAGGCGGTCGTTGCATCAATGCAGAAGTTGATAGGCACCTGAATTGTACTGGCGCCGATGGCAGGACTTACCACGGTGAACGGGGTGATTGAAGTCACGCCAGAGACAGACGCGATGGTAGCAGCCAGCGTGATCGTGCCGCCGGTACCGTTGGTTGTTGCGTATCCATTTCCGCAGGCCATAAACGAGCGCCCGAGGGTGTTCATGAAGTACGCAGGGATATTGACCACTGCCAGAGTACCAGTAGCAGTGGAAGCGACTGTGCCCAGGGCCGGGAAGGGCGGGAATGATTCACTCGCTCCGGTCGTCCGTGGGAACGCGCTATTTACTGCTGGCACCTTGGCCGTGCCAGTGATAATCGCCGTGACGGTAGCCGATGCGCCGATTGGGCAGACGGTCGTAGTTGGGAACACCGACTGATTGGCAATGGCCACGGTCGAGGAGCAGGTTGGCGAGTAGAGAATTTCGGTCAGGGTCGATCCACTGGCCGCCGTCATGTACAGACGCCATCCAACTGCGCCGGTGACTGCCGGGGGGCTCGTCACGGTGATTGTGTTTGTCGCCGTGCCAGATCCGGTAGCGATGGTCGAAGTGCTTGCTGTATCGACAGACACCGTGGTCTCGCCGCCGCTCGCATCAACATAGGTCGCGGCCAGGCGATAGGTGCTCGATGCCGGAATGGTGCCGCCGGTGGTCGCCGTGGTGATGATGCCAGTGGTCACCGAGCTGGTCGAGAGGGCCGCCGGAGCCGCAATGTTGGTGTAGCTGGAGGCCTTCTGGTTCGGGAAGTTGGTCGTCGCGCCGCTGGCCGCATACTGGGTGCCATTCCAGACCCAATAGGTGAATGGAGCGGTTGTGTTGTCCACCAGGACAGCATTGTTGTTGCCCGCGGCGCTCGCGATGATCGCAGCCGGATAGGTGCCGGGAATGTTCCAGGCCATTGCGTACCAGTTGCGGTCGATCCAGATCAGGGTCGGATAGGGGGCCGTGGTGGAGACGCTGTTGATGGCCTCCTGCAAACCGGCCGTGCCCGAGGTCAGATAGAACGAGTAGTGAGTGTACGTCGGCGCGATGCCAAGAGAGCAACTGGCCTGCGTATAGGTCACCGAACTGGGAGTCTTGACCTCATTCTGTGCCGGGTTGGTCAGATCAACAATCTCAACCGGCGCATTGGTGTTGAACGGAATGAAGGTTGTCGCGCTGCCGTTAGCGGATGCGAGGCAGATATTGCCCGGCGACCATGCATAGGTCGTTGAGGTTTGGCTTCGTAGTGTCCACTGACCGAAGTCGGACGCATAGAGCCACCGCTGCTGATACGACTGGT